TCACATTGAATTCCACGGCGGGCCTCCCCCTATGGAAGAACCTTGAGCGGCAATAGTCGACGGGAAGATCTTGCACGACGAGTTTATCATTAATATCTTCCGTGATGTAGCCATAGTATGCACCGACTAAGCAGACTTGAGAAGCCCACTTGCGGGACATAAGCTGAATAGATGAGTTGTCGAAATACTCAAGAAGCAAATTAAACTTCTTAAGTGTATTCTTCGTCATTTTGTCTGTAATCTCAACATCTAAATCCAAGTTCGGATAAAGCATGAAATCGAAGCGGTAAATATCAGAAAGGTATCGAACCGCACGGGCATAAATACCGTTTACTTGTGCAATATACTCGGACAATTGACGCTTTTGGGTAAGGTCACGACCTTTCACAATCTTGATTAGATCTTCATTAGAACGCCGATCAAATCCACGTTCGTCTTTTCCATTCAGATTAAATACATCTGATTGGGATTGATTCACTTTTTTCTTTCCAGCGTGCATCATGCCGAAGTCTCTAAACTCTTGCGCCGTTTTGCGGCTTGTTTTTGAATTTCTTGCCATTTGTTCTCCTCCTTTCAATCGAAGAATTTACCGGCTTCCAGTATTGAATCCAGTGTCATTGTATTAAAATCTGTATATGGTATTGCCACTAAAGGTAATCCCTTTACTGAACAATATTGTCGCTTACGCTTATCGTTGGCTTGTTGACGTGCGAAGGTCGCCGCATTAGTAAATTTTGGCTTGAAGTGTTGTTCTCCTTGCATCTCTAACAAAAACTTCGGCCGGCCTGCCTCAACGTCCTCGGTGGACTCAAAGACAGCGAAATCAAATCTCAAAAGGATGCCGGCTGCACTTTTTAAATCAGGGAAAGAAAACTCACGCTGATATATAATATCACCTTCGTCTAATAGCCAAGCAGCTTTACGCTCCAAAAAGGAGCCTTCATTTGGTCCCATTTGTCGTCCTGCCTTTCTATTATTATATAGATGGTATAATAATAAAATAAAAATTTATTTTTTTCTTCGTGAATATTCACGATTGTTGTTGAAAGTAAGTCGACTACTTTTCTTTGTAGAAGCGGCGCCAAGTCGCAACATAGCATCAATAGTAGTGTTCTGTCTGTACAGTTCCTTGTCATCCAACTCTTGCTTAATATACAAAAGACCATAGCCAAGAGAGGACACTTTGTCCTTATTGATTGCTGTATTCGCTTGTTTCATAATGATGTTTGCGCCCTCATTCTTACTCTCAAGATTCATCATCTGTGTTTTCAAGAAGGAAGTCTGGTAGAACGGCAATAAGTAAAGGTCCCTTTCTTCATCGGTCATCTCTTTGAATTTCTTCGCTCTTGATACATCAACACGACTCTTAGCAAGCCGCTCTTCTTGTAAGAAGCGTAATTTACCAGTAAGTAACTGCGTCTGCAAGTTACCATACATAAGTGTATTGAATGTTGGGTTCGCTTTGTAAACCCACAAGAAGTCTTTCAAGCCATCGGGAGATTTATATTTGTTATAATCACCTTTCTCATCATTTGCAATCTGCCATGGAGCAAGATATTTACCTGTCTCTACATCTAATTGCGAAATAACAAGTTCGTCAATTAAACCGACACCAAGACCGGCGCCGTCAATTACGCACTTAACTGGCTTATATTTATAGTAAAGCTTTTTGATTTGAACCGCTTGTTCAGGAAACGACGTCTTCTCATACGTGTATATGTTCACAATATGCTTAATCGACGGCGCACCCTTTTGAGGCAATCGCTTAATAATCGTTAACTCTGAATTGTCGCCTAAGCGACCAACGTCCAGAGCAAATATATAATCAACCCCCGGGCCAAGGTTTTCAATTCGTTCGAACTCCGGCTCTTGTAGTGCACGAAGCCTATCGAAAGTATCGGCAGGAAAGAACGCCGATTCAGAGCCACTTGACCAATTGCTCATGTACTCACGTTGAAAGTGCGAGGGGTTGTAATTACTGTCGGTCATCTGTGTACGAATATATTCCATATCTTGCAAACCGCCAATAATTGGTATACGGTATGAGCCACCAAGCACCATTGCCTTGCCAGGCTCAGTTACCATACGAATAAGGTTAGCCATCAAACGCTGATAAGCATAACTGCCTTTATAACCAGCCGTTGTTAAGATAACCTCTTGTCGACGAGTGTTCTCATGAACGTTCACTTCGCCGTTCGCCGCTCTACGCGGGATTGCAAGCAGAGGACGCACAACTGCTTGAAGATTGTCGGCGTTACAAATGATAATCTCTTCTGTTGTAACGATAGTTGAACGCTGTCCACGAGTACTGCCTTTTGTCGCAATATTACGCAACCAAGAACCATTCTTAAACAGAACCTTGATTTGTCCGTCTTTTGCAGTTGACTTCTTAATTTCAAAGTTCAGAACAGGAATCATATCCAATACTTCCGCGAGCTTCGCGCCAAGTATTTCAGATGACTGGTCTTTAGTCGCCGCACAAACAGTTCCTTTTGTTCCAGGCCATAAGATACACTTAATAACTTGGAAAAGAACGTTTGTAAATGACTTAGAAGTACCACGACTAAATGTCAGGTTTACTTCAGGATAACGCGCCATCGTACGCAACATTAAACGCTGATATGCGTAAAGCTTGAATGTACAATCTTCTCCGCTTGCCTCAACCAATAGGTCAACAAACAAGTCTGGATACCAACGATAAAAGGCTAATGCTTTCTGATATTCCTCAAAGTTCTCAAGAATATCATTCTTTGTAACAATGCGACGAAGGATTGAAACATCATTCGTCTTCGCCATCGGGAATCCCATCGACGCCGCCTCCCATCATCTCTTCTTCTAACTCGGCAAACATATCATCAAGGTCAGCGTTCTCCTCCGGTAACTCATATTTTTTAAGAAGATCTGCTTGATTGCGTACCAAGTCTTCAATAGCCGGCTCTCCGCGGATCAATCGTTCGGTATATTTTTGCATCTCAATAAGCATGTTGTCAATCTCGTCTTCAGGTTTATCCTGATAGTAAGTCGGCACAAAACCGCCTTCTTTCTCGATAAGAAACGCCAACTGAGAGATAGAGAATGTGCTACTACTTCTATCTTTCTGTTGCTGGGGAGCTAAATTAGACGTCTTAATAAACAAGTCTAACTGGCGACTTATCTTACTCGCAGATTCGACATCATCAATGTCAAGGAATTTATTCATCTTCGCCGTCATTTTACAAATCATCTTTGCATTATTTACGGCGATAGGATCGTTAATGACATAAGACTGCTTCATATCAATAAAGAGTTGCTCCATCTGGTAGTACTCTTCTTCTAAGTAGTCTGGTCCCCATGTCTTCCTTAAATCATTGATTTCTTCTTGAGAGAGGCCGTATTTAGAAGTCTCAGGCGTTAAACCATATAACGCGGCGATATTCTGTCCACCCGTAACCATTGCTCCCATAGGTATTTGCGGAGCGACTGCCTTAAGGTTTGTTAAATCGGCCAATTGCTGTTCCGCATCTGTCTGCGAAACATTTTCGTTTCTTAGAGCGCTCAAAAGCGTCTCTTCCTCGTCTTTTACAAGGTTCTTTGTATCTTCCCACTTATACTTCTTAAACTGATTCAATTTCATCTTGGATACGTATTTACCAAGTATTGAACCCGCACGAGCATCCTTTTTCTGTAATAAACTACGCCATTCACTAGGAATGTAAGGAACGTCTATCTCTTTTAAGATACCAAGAAAGCTACCCGGCTCCGTGTCATCTACACGAAGCGTAGTGCAGTTCTTACATTTCGGCAACAAGCCGTTTGGAAACTTGTCAAGCCGACTAGTCTTAAAAAACATACGCTCGTCTAAAGATTTCCGGCAGTCGGGGCAGAACCATTTGCCCTGCCCCTTACTGACCGGCGTTAAATTTGGTGAGAAGATATCCTGAATTGCATCGAAATGGATATCCATCTTTATTTACCTCACTCTTCGTCTTTTTTGACGTATTTGTTTACATCGCCCTTGGGGCCGTTCTTTCTTACAAATGTTGTAGGAATGACTTTCTCGTCATCGGCGGCCGTCTCAGGTACAAAAGTTTCCGCGATTGGCGCTGCCGGGACTTCTTCGACCTTGGCGAAATTTACGGGACTTGTGGGTGCAGCCATGTTCTTGACTCCCTCTTTCTTATAAATAACTCTTTTTGCTCCGTATCCCATGATAAGTTCTCCTTTCGGTGAATTTGTATTTTGCCTACATAATAAAGAAAATTCTTTAATAACAAAATAAAAAATTTTCTTTTGACTGAAAAAAATTTTTATGGTATTCTATATATAGAAAAGATAAAGGAGGGCAATAATTTGACAATACGTTTAAACGGCTTTAAACTGTCACCACACTTCATGGAACAAATGATTAGGGTTCCACAAATCAAACGTGAGACCCTTGCCGCAGACCTTGCTGCTGTGGCTCCGCTACTTAAACCTTTCCGTGGTCAGAAGATGCTTGCTGCACAATACAAAGGTGCAATCTGGGTACAGAACAATGGCGTGTTTGCTACCATCTATCCAGACACAAAAATAACCGGTACAACGGCTAAAAGGATGGGCTGGAAACGATGATAGATAATAATTTACTTCCAAAGGAAGAACTCGAACTGCAAGTTGACAAGCACAACCACGTAGCGATTGATGGGTTAGAAGAGTGGCAATTTGAAGGTCTATCCCTCGAAATGAATCGAGAAGCAACAGTAAGTCTTGGTCAACTCGACAACATACCAGTTAAGTGGTTTAATGAGCTAACGCCGAAAGACCGCTTAAAAATTTTTAATCAACAAAGTTTACAAGGTATAAAAATTCCAAAAGAATGGGTCATCATGTGGCGAGTAATCATTAAAACGCCAAACTTGCGAGACCCAGAGCGTGCAACCAGAAATGGTAGTAAGGTAGGCACAGACCAACATATCTGGAATATATGGTCAGAGGATACGCTTTATAAACATGTTGACGATATGGAAGCCGAACTAATCCGGCTGAACGACTGGGGCGAGCCGCACATGGAAATCGGCTGTCAAATGATTGATATCTACGGAGACCGTTTTTACAAGCCCCGAAAAGAAAAATCAACAACTACCCCAGCGAAGGTAGTTAATTATTATTTTAGCACAAAACTACCAACGAAGGTCGCGCGTGCAACTCTCTGCGAGTTTGCGCTCCATAACTTAAATAAAACATATAAATCAAAGAGGGCTGCCAAATAAGGCAGCCCTCTTCGTTTATTAACCGAAACGTGCATAGATGCCAAACTGATGTTCGGCGTCTATTTGCGTTATACGAAGATTTGTTGTGCCGGCTTCAAAGCCACGAATTTCAATTACTTTATCGGCGCCAATACGTACTGAACCTAAGTTCTCTGGTTCGCATGGGAATCCAGCATAACCACGATTAAGACGAATAGTCGCATCAATTTTATTGTTATCATTCATTGAACCAGTTCCGTCCGTAGCATCCAAGATAAGTGTTCTACCTTTCGCCCAAACAGCACCACGTTCCCAGCGATAAGTCCATAGAAACTTTCCAGGATTGTCTGGATCAGCATAGGTTGCAAGCTGTGTCGTATTAAGACGAATATAACAATCCATCGCAACGTTAGGATCTTGCGGCTTTTCTTGACCAATAATAGCATGGACACCAGCAGTATAAGTAATATTACCACCTAAAAATGGTTCTTGATGTTCACAAAATGGTGGTAAATTGTTTGTACCTTCTGGACGGCCACTTCTTATTAAAATCTGTGCTTTAACACTTCCGGATACCGGATCGCATATACCGGGTGAATGTACATTTAAGAAAATTGTTGCTCCATCATACACTTTACCAGTATCATTTAAACCAGCATTTTGCCCACCAGGGGATGTAAGAAAAGAGTCGTTTGTGCCAGCTTGAATTCTAACATTTAGTGGTGTTTCAATAA